GGTCGGCGGCAGTCTCTACCTGCGCAGCACGCAGATCACATCTTTGCCGGACAACCTTACGGTCGGCGGCGGTCTCGACCTGAGCGGCACGCAGATCACATCCCTGCCGGACAACCTTACGGTCGGCGGCTGGCTCGACCTGAGCGGCACGCAGATCACATCCCTGCCGGACAACCTTACGGTCGGCGGCTGGCTCGACCTGAGCGGCACGCAGATCACATCATCGGAAAGGCGTAAAGTCAAGTCATTGCAAGATGGTGATTATGTTGCCGGACGGTATTTGTATTGTGACGGCATTCTCACACATGTTTCCAAAAAGCGCAAGATTGGCGAATACACCTTGTATGTTGGAAAGATCAAGAACCGTAACGTAGTAAGCGACGGAAAGATTTATGCGCACTGCGAAACGCTCCGCGACGGAATTGCGGATATTGCATTCAAAAAAGCGGCTGAGCGTGGTGCGGGTCAGTATAAGGGGCTTTCACTCGACGCGAAAATCCCGCTTGAGGATGCGAAAACAATGTATCGCATTATCACCGGCGCGTGCAGAGCTGGTACAGAGCAGTTCGCGCAGAGCCTTGGCAACAGATTGCAGGAGGCCTACACCGTGCGCGAGATGATCGAGGTGACAAAAGGCCAGTATAACGCTACGAAATTTGCAGAGTTTTTCGGGGAGGGCTGACATGGAAGATATTGAGATCATCACGGAGCGGAATCACCGCCGTGTAAGAGAGCAGGAGCTTGGAGAACGCTGGGAAGTGATCGTAAAGCAGCGGAAGCATAGAAGCAACGCTTTGAAAATGGCCGAGGCCGTTTGTGTCGTTGTCGCATGTATGGCGGCTGGCGCGTCTGCCGTTTTCTTCGGCTTCGGATTTCCGAAGTTTGCGCTTGTCACCTGCGGCGTTGCCGCCATCTTCGGCTTCGGCGCTGTGGCGTTTTACGAGCCATGACGCAGTGCGAAAAGGTGCTTCGGCATCTGCGCGAGTTCGGCACGATCACGCCGATGGACGCGATTCGCGAATATGGTTGCCTCCGGCTTGGCGCTAGAATATGCGACCTTCGCCGCGATGGGCACCAGATCAAGAGCAAAATCGTAACGGGGAGAAACAGATTCGGCGAGGTAACGCACTACGCTGAGTACAGTTTGGAGGACAGCAATGAGCAACTTTGAACCGCCGGAGTCGGCGTACATTTACGACCTGTTCGGCGTGGAGATTTACGCCGGGGAGGAATATTGGGAGGGCGATGAAGGAATCTTCGCTGACCCGCTTGATGACAACTGGGACAGCCGGAACAACATCATTTCTCTGCTTGTGGAGCAGTTGGGTACTCGGAACATTCTGGAGGCGCTTGGCTATGTCAAAAAAACTTACGAACGAGGTGGTTGAATGAGCTATTCAAGCGGCTGCACAGAATATGAGCTTGCGATTGCAAAGATCACGTTTTGGGACGGACCGGTTCGCTGCGAAACATGCCCGTGCATGGAGGTCTACCAGAGAAAGCAGTGCAGATTAACTGGTGAATATCTGAGTAACACACGCGGAGCCGGTCACAGTTGCCCGCTCATTCCGATTGATGATTATTCAGACTGGGCGGATGATAAGGCGTTGTCCGGAATGGCACTTGACAATAACGAATGAAATTCACGATGCAGAATAACGGAGGGAGACAATGAAACAGTTTCGGACACTGAGGCCGGATGAGATTGAGTGCCGCGTTGCGCAGTGCAACGAAAAAGGCGCGTCCATCCTGCTTTACAAGACGGCGCGGACGGACGCAGACATTTTGGATGAAACCGTAGGCTCCCAAAATTGGGAGAACGATTTCAAGCTGGTCGATGGCGTACTATACGGTGGAATCGGCATCGACTACATCGGGAATGGGCATCTCGTGTGGAAATGGGATGCTGGTACAGAGAGCAACACGGAGGCCGAAAAAGGCCGCGCGTCAGACGCTTTCAAGCGTGCTGGATTTAAGCACGGAATCGGGCGTGAGCTGTATTCCGCTCCGTTCATTTGGGTCGATGCGTCACTGTGCGAACGACTGAAAAAGAACGACAAGGGGAGATGGCAGTGCAACGACCGCTTTGACGTGTCGGAAATCAGTTACGATGATGCGGAGCGCATCAAGACGCTGACTCTGACCTCACGCGGGCGTGTCGTGTACACCTTCGGGCACGGAACAAGGGCAGCACCGCCCGCAAAGGAGCCGGAGCAGCCGAAGAAGCAGGAACGCCAGACGGGCTTCCGCTGCGCGGACTGCGGAAACGCAGTAGAGCCGATGGTGTTTGATGGCAAGAAGTATTCCGCATGGGCGATTGCGGAGAACACGACGAAGAAGTACGGGCGCTGCCTGTGCTGGGACTGCTACATGAAGCTGGTGCAGAATGGTTGATATAACCTTTACCGCCGCTGATTGGTCGATTGATTCCGCTGGTACATGGCTTCGCATCCGCGCGGACGTCCCCGCAAAAGCGCAGATGTTTCTATCAACGATGCTTCCCGGAAAGAAGTACGTTGCGGAGATCAAGGAGTTCCGCAAGAAGCGCAGTCTTGATTCCAACAACTATTTCTGGCAGCTCTGCGACCAGATCGCGGACAAGCTCGGACGGACGAAAGAAGACATATACATCGACTATATCAAGGCGGTCGGCGTATTTAAGGACTTCCACCTCACAAGAGAGGATGCACCGACGTTCCGGACGGCGTGGTCGATGCTCGGGACTGGCTGGCCGACCGAAGAAGTTGACTATCAGCAGGACGGTGACGGCGTTGTTATCAGAGCCTATTACGGCTCGTCTCGATACAACGCGAAGCAAATGAGCCGGATTATCGATATGGCTGTGCAGGATGCAAAAAGCCTCGGCATCGAGACCTTGACGCCTGACGAGCTGGCTCGGATGAACATTGAATGGGGTGAGAGAGCTGCACAAACAGACAAAGGCAACTAGTATCACTGCCTCTGTAAAAGAGGCTGTCATGGAGCGTGACGGCGGCTGCTGCATTGTTTGCGGTAGACCGGGAAGCCCATGGTGCCACTACATACCGCGCTCACACGGTGGTCTTGGAATCGCCGAGAACATCATAACGCTGTGCGAGACATGCCATTTTTTATACGACCAGTCATACCTTCGCCAGCCGTTTAAGAGCGCGATAGAGCATTATCTAAAAAGCAAATATCCCGAATGGAATGCGGAAAAATTGATTTATAGGAAGGAGTAAACACAATGGCAGAAAGAGAAGCGAGCATTCTCCAGCTTGCACGCGGTGCAATCATGGAGCGTGCAGACTATGAGATCGCGAAAATCATCGACAACATTCTTGATCCCAACACGCGGGCGGCAGCGAAGCGCAAACTTTCGTTACAGATTGAGTTCATCCCGGACGATAACCGCCAGACAATATCCGTTTCGGCTACAGCGAAAAGCACGCTTTGCCCGACAAACCCGGTTGCGACGGCGCTTTACGTCACGGGCGACGACCTTGGCGAGGTACACGCAGTCGAGCTTGTGCCGAATATTCCCGGGCAGCTTGATGTTCTGGGGGTTGAACAGGAACCCGCGCCCATGCTGAAAATCGTAAGAAATGCTTAATTTGAAAGGAGAAACCGAAATGTTGAAGGAAGCTATTGAAAAAATCGTGGAACTTTCCGCCCCTACAATTGCGGAAATCGACGGCGCGCATTATACGGTCAGCCTCAATGGCGAGGCAAAGCAGATTCTACCGGAACTGGCCTGTGCCGAATGCAAGGAGCTGAACAGCCTTGACGCGCTTGCCCTTATGGTGCGCGAAGAAGCAGTCCCGATGTACGGCAAGGTGTTTATCAATGTTCCTACACATTTGCGTGCAGAAGCGTTTCTGAAACCAGACGAGGCTCTTCGGAAACTGCGGCAGACGGTCTACGGCGTAAATGCGACTGACGTTCCCGGCTGGGACGCGGAAATGAAACTCCCGTTTGATCGTGCGGCGGTTGCATTGCAGACACGCTTTCAAGACTCCGAGGATAGAGAGTATACCTTGCAGCTGCTGTCGCAGATTTCCACTGGCGCAAAGGTTACTTACAACGATACGGGCGTAGCTACGACCATTGTCACGCAGCGCGGCGTTTCCCTCCAACAGAACTCGACCATTCGCCCGATTGTAAAACTGCGCCCGTACCGCACTTTCCAAGAACTCGAACAGCCTGCCGGACTTTTCCTGATCCGTATTGACGAGCGCGGAATCTCCTTCGCTGAAGCTGACGGCGGTATGTGGAAGCTTGCGGCGCGAAAGTCGATCAAAGCATATCTTGAAGCTGCGCTTGCATCGGAAATCGATTCCGGGAATGTGAGGGTGATGCTCTGATGCTTAACACAATTACGATCATGGGCAGGCTGACGAAAGACCCCGAATTGCGTCGGCTTGAAAGTGGAACGGCTGTTGCATCGTTCTCCATCGCCTGTGAGCGCGACTACGCGCCGCAGGGCGGCGAAAAGGTGACGGACTTCATCGATGTTGTCGCTTTCGGGAAAACGGCTGAATTCGCTGAGAAGTTCTTCACAAAGGGGCGCATGGCTGTTGTGACAGGCCGCTTGCAGATTCGCGGCTGGACGGACAAGGAAGGCAACAAGCGCCGTACCGCAGAAATCCTTGTCGACCATTTCTATTTCGGCGACTCGAAGCCGACCGGAACGGAGGAAACTAAAAGCGAGTTCTCGGAGATCACAAACGACGAACCCCTTCCTTTTTGAGGTGTAGGGGATGGGAAATAACAAAGACCCAGCCGTGCTGTTTTATACATCTGATTTCCTGTCCGGCTGTGCCTTGATGGATATGCGGGAGCGTGGGCAGTACATCACGCTCCTGTGCCTCCAAAGAGAGCGAGGGCACATGACAATGCAGGAGATTGTAAGAGCTGTCAAAAAGCCGTCTACGGAGGTCATGCGCAAGTTTCAAAAGGACGATGACGGCAAGTATTACAACCGACGCATGGACTTGGAAATTGAAAAACGAGAAGCACATTGTCAGCGTCAACGCGAGAATGTGGCAAAGCGCTGGAATAAGCAAAATAAGCCATCTGGTATTGGTGATGGTAATAGCTCTGGTAATACCACGGTATTACCTTTAGGAAATGGAAATGGAAATGGAAATGGAAATATAAAAGATAATAGTTCTATTTCTGAGGAGAAGAAAAAGGGAAAGGAATTTACAGCACCAACGCTTGAGGAAGTAGAGGCTTATGCAGAAGAACGCGGCGTGCCGGACTTGGGAAAAACCTTCTTCGAGTATTTCACCGCTGGCGAGTGGTGCGACTCGACCGGGAAGCCAGTCCAGAGCTGGAAGCAGAAGTTCTTGACGTGGGAGTCGAACGAGAAGAAAAGGCGCGTGAAGAACGAAAGCAGAAGTTACGTTGAGCACGGCGATGAAATGGGCGAATTTGAGCGTCAGGCCATGAAGAAAATGCTTGAAAGGGGTATGCCGGATGACTAGACCCGTTGGGCGTTTTGAGAAGAACTGCCCTTGCAAACAAGACTGCGCTAAGCGTAGCGCAGAGTGTCGGCAGACATGCCCTGAGTGGGCTGTGTGCGAGGCGATGAAAGCCGAAGAATACGAGCGCAGGCAACGTGTCTCGGAGTATTACTACAACCGCAGAGAGCCTACAGCGGCCTCGAAATCGGCTCAACGGAGGCATGAAAAGGCAGCTCAGCGCGGGCGCTGCCATTGGAGGTGACGGGATGAGCGTTCTGATTGCGTGCGAAGAGTCGCAGACAGTGTGCATTGCGTTCCGGAAGTTTGGGATTGAGGCATATTCCTGCGATATTCAGGAACCTTCTGGCGGACATCCTGAATGGCATATCCTAGGAGATGCACTTGAGGCCGTCAGAGGGGGCAAGTGACCACAATGGACGGACAAGTGCACTACGTCGGGCGGTGGGACTTGCTGATTGCTCATCCGCCATGCACATATCTGACGAATGCAGGCGCACGCCACATTTGGGCGAACCACCAGCTACAGCCAGAGCGGGTAAAACTAGGAATCAAGGCGCGGGACTTGTTCATGCGTTTCTGGTGGGCAGATGTTCCTAGAATCGTAATTGAGAATCCTGTCCCTTCCAGCATCTTCTGCTTGCCGGAGTATTCGCAAATCGTTCAGCCGTATTACTTCGGGGACGATGTAACGAAGAAAACCTGTCTGTGGTGCAAGCAAGTTCCGCTTCTTGTTCCTACGAACATTGTTGCACCAAGAAAATATAGGGAAATGGTAATGAAAGACGGAACGGTTCGGCGCTCTTGCTGGGAAATGGAGCAAAGAGGAAGCAAGGAGGAACGAGCGAAGGCAAGGAGCAAGACATTCCCCGGAATTGCAGCTGCCATGGCGGAACAGTGGGGTGCGCTGCTTCTTGAGACGTAAATTTTTAAGGAGAAACAGATGGAAGTTAAAATTATACAGGGCGTTACGGCCTGCGAGATCGAGCTTCGCGTAAACGAATTTCTTGAGAAGACGCCGTATCGAGTCGTGGACATCAAGTTCAGCACTTGCGCGATCAAGAGCATGGGCGTTGCAGAGACGATGTATACCGCAATGATCGTGTACGAAACGGAGGTATAGGAAGTGAGAGCGAAGAAAGATGGCGAATTCCGCAGCAGCGTCTACACACAGCGCCCGCCGTATGCAGACTTTGATGCGCCTGCAAAGTTTCAGGCGATTCAGAGCATTGTCGCAAAGCGGCTCAAAGAGCACCCGAACGCGATGTGTTCGTATTCCGGAGGAAGCGACAGCGACATCATGCTACACATGATCGAAAGCGTCAGGACGATATTTAATCTGCCTCCGATCAAGTATTTCTTTTTTGAGACCGGCCTTGAAATGGACGCGACACGGCGGCACGTTCGGGAACAGGCTGAACGCTATGGCGTGGAAATTTGCACAGTTAGGCCAAAGAAAAACATTGTGCAAGCAACGAGAGAATACGGTCAGCCTTTTGTTTCTAAAATCATGTCAGCCGGTCTGGAAGGAGTGCAGAAAAAGGGAATCCCACTAAGCATACACGATGAATACAACAGTGCAGAAGACAAGGCAGAAAAGCGGCGGGAACTAAAGGAACGGTATCCCGGATGCGAGACAACAATCAATTTTTTGTGCTGCTGCAACTCAAAGGGAGAGCCACGACCGGACATTCAGATTGTAATCAATAGCTCAAAGTACATGCTGGACTTCATCAAGGAGAATCCGATTCCGTTTCGTGTCAGCAACCGTTGTTGCGACACTTGCAAGAAACAACCTGCGCATGCCGTAGAGAAGCAGTTTGACATGGTGATAACAGGCGAACGCCGAGACGAGGGAGGAATGCGCTCCGTTCCGAGAAGCGACAGCTCAACGATGTGCTTCACAGAGACGGCGGCGGGGAAGTTCCGGCTTAGACCTCTGTACTATGTCTCGGACGCCGATAAACAGTGGTACAAAGACTATTACGGATTGCGTTATTCAGATGCCTATGAGGTATACGGATTAAAGCGAACCGGTTGTTGTGGCTGCGCAATCTCAGCCAGAGCGGCGGCGGACTTAGAGCTGATACGCCAGTATGAGCCGAACGTTGTTAAGGCGGCTTGGGCGATCTTCGGGGACAGCTACCGGTATAGGGCGCTTTACAACGATTACAAGGCGAAGCGAATGGAAGAAGAAAAAGCGGAGAAACACGCGGCACGGGACGACGTGATGCTGCAAGGCCAGATGACGTTTGAAGGGATGGATGACGCACTATGACGCACGCAGAAACCATAGAATCGCTACGATGCTGCTTTGGATTTGGAGTATGTAGTGATTGCAAAGCGAAAAACATGAACGAAGAAGACAAATTGCCGTGCAAGCTAGACTGCAAAGACCGGCTCGGGCTGTATGCCGCATACCTGATCGAGCGGTTGACCGCCGAGAACGCGGCGCTGCGGGAGAAGCAGCGGTGGATTCCGGTTGCGGAGCGGCTGCCGGAACCCGAGACAGATGTTTTGGCAGTTTGCAATCGAAACGGATACACTTTCGTGATACCGGCTATCTACGAGGACGGGAAGATGCTGACGCAGGACAGTGCGTGGAACTGGAGCGACATCTACTGCTATGGCCTGTATGACGAGGAGGCGGATGATTACTACATCCCGGAGGGATGGTGGGAGAACCGGCGGTTCAATCCCGATGATGTATACAACAATCCGGTAGACTGCGCAGTTACCCACTGGCTGCCGCTGCTGGAAGCGCCGGAAGCGCCGGCGGAAGGAGAAAAGGTATGAGACTCACAACGGATACACCGAAAAACAATCTTGAAATGGCGCTGAACCTGTTTTACGTCAAGGACAAAGAGGTATGGGCGCGCGGATACGGGAAGAACGGCGCAGACATCAGCCTGTTCGACCTGTCGCGGGATCTGACCAGATGGAACTGCCCGTATGTGGACTTGGATATCTCGGATGATTCCTTCTCGATGATGATGGTCGAATGGCTCTGGGAAGATGTTGAATCGTTCGAGCACGTTTTGGCTCTGCTCTATCAGGCAGCATGGGTATGCGCGGAGCTGCGCGAACATTTGAAGCAGTTTGAGGACAAGGAGGCTGCCGATGGAGCGACTAACGTTTGAAGGGAACTTCTGTGACATCGCGCAGTGCCGCAATGTTCCGGGAGGAATCTTCTGCGAGGATGGCGCGTGCAGCCAGAAGAAGGTTTGGACGCGGCTGAAAGCCTACGAGGACACGGGGATGACGCCAAAAGAGGTAACTGCGCTAGGAAATCTGTTCGATTACGCGCTGAAACAATCAAAAACGCTGACTGAGCAGCTTACATTGCTCAAGCACATCCGCGAGCTTGCCGAAGCCGACAAGGAAAGGCGGCTGGTGGTGCTGGAAAGGGAGAATCGGCATGGATAAAGAACTGCGGAGGGTACTCGCAAAAAAATATAACGGGATGAAGCAACGGTGCTACAACCAAAAGAACAGCGAGTATAGAAACTATGGCGGGAGATGCATTTATATCTGTGATGAGTGGCTATCGAATCCAGAAAAATTCTTTGAATGGGCGGCCTCTACTGGATATAAGAATGGATTGACCATTGACAGAATTGACGTTGATAAAGGGTATTCCCCCAATAATTGCAGATGGGTAACGATGGCTGAGCAGCAGGCAAACAAACGGTCAAACGTCTTCGTTGAATGCAATGGGGAAACAATGACATTAGCGGAAGCAAGTAGACGTATAGGAATCAGCGAATCGGCTGTATGGATGCGTGTCAAACGTGGTATTCCAGTAGACCGGAAACCGTTTGATCGGGAAAAGCCTGTAATGCGAGATGACGGGGTTATTTATTGCAGCGTAAAAGAGGCTGCAAAAGACGTCATGGTTGGCAGTTCAAAAGTTTCCGCCGTTTGCAAAGGAAAGAGAAAAAGAACTAGGGGCTATTCCTTCCGTTATCTCACCCACGAATAATCCGAGAAGGCTTTGCAGGAAATGGAGGGCAAGAAGGATGGCTAAGTGCATAACCAAAGCGCAGTTGAGACAACTCTATCAGGCTCAGCTCATCGATAACGACGAATATCTGAGACTTTTGAAAATTTTTGCAGGGATAGAATCCCGGCCGACCACGGAGTACAACCACTACGACGAAAATGGCGAGTTTATTGGTAGCAGCGTGGACACCGATCTTTGTGACCTGCTGGACGAGGCTGGCGTGCAGGTCTGCTGATGGGCCAGCACAAACATAATCCTACGGCCATTGCGGCCAAGAATGGCGAGCTGCCGCCGAAGAAGCGAGAGAGGCGGCTGACCAAACGGCAGGCGGAGCGGCTTTTGAAAGCGGAGATCCTGAGTATATGCACGCCGCTTTACGTCTTTCCGCCCGAGTTGCAAAACAGAATCAGAAGGGAGTATATGGATTATGACTGATTGTATCCGGCGCGAGGATGCGCTGTATGCCATACAAAGGCAAAGAGGCGCAACCAGAAGCCCAGCACAAAATAGACTTCTCGACTCGATCTGGGTAGATATAGTCCGCGCGCCAGCCGCCGACGTTGTGGAGGTGGTGCGGTGCAGGGATTGTGCCAAGCATTACGTTGTACTGGGCCGCGATATGTGCGCGAAGAACGCGAGCGGATCAGGAGATCATTTGATTGGCTTATCCGCGACGCTGCCGGACGCTTTTTGCAGCCGAGGCGCGAGAAAGGATGGAGGTGAATACGGATTCCAGTTTGAAGCGGTCGAGGCATGGAACAGGAGGGTAAATGATGGCAAGTCTGATAGCTAAACTTGTTGCATGCCACCTGATTGGAGACTATTGTTTGCAGGGCGATTTTATCGCAAGGACGAAAGGCGAGAACTGGTATCACCTGTTTATACACTGTTTTCTTTACGTCATCCCTTTCAGGGTAGCTTTTGGGTGGGGCAGGAGCATCTGGGTTTTGTTCTTTTCGCATGCGATTGTTGATGCGATGAAAGCGAGATACCACAAAATATCGTACGGGCTCGATCAGACCATCCATTATGCCGTATTGGCAGCATACTTACTCTGGAGGTGGGCGTATGGGGCGACATAAGCACAACCCGACCGCTATAGCGGCGGCAAATGGAGAGCTGCCGCCGAAGAAGCGAGAGATTTACGCGAAGATGGACGGAGGTAACAACGATGTATGAATCGCCGATTAAAATAATTCACAGCGATCTCGAAATGCAACTCGAAGGAGAAATCATCAAGGCTGTGCAACGGGAATGTATTACCGTTGATAGGGACGAGCTGATACGGGCGCTCCGCTATGAGCGCGAGCAGTACCAGAAGGGCTTTGACGATGCAAGGAAGGACGCTATGCCCGTGGTACGGTGCAAGGACTGTAAGTACAGCACCCTTCCATCTGAACTTACACAGAGGTATGGGAAAGCGGGAACACTGACTTGCCACAATAAATATTCGCCATGCAACAGACGCAATGTCAGCGAAAACGATTTTTGCAGCTACGGCGAGGAACGTGTGAATGGGTGATATTACATTAATGGATTGCTGGCACTTCATCGCGCCGTTGATTCCGACAAATACAGACTTCGGGCGAGAGGTATATGTGATGACGTTTAAGGCGCTGAAAGACGCCGAGGAGCATAGAAAAAAGAATGAAAAAGACTAGATGCGAGATTTTTCACGATAATTTCCAGAACTACAAAAAATACAACATACCGAAAGCACAGCTTGTAATTGCTGATATTCCGTACAACATTGGCGCAGACGCATACGGAAGCAATCCGATGTGGTATAAAGGCGGCGATAACTCAAACGGAGAAAGCAAATTCGCAAAAAAGAGTTTTTTCAATTCTGATGGGTATTTCAAAATTGCGGAGTATATGCACTTCTGCTCTAGGCTGTTGAAACCTGAGCCGAAAGAAAAAGGCAAAGCTCCAGCGATGATAGTGTTCTGCGCGTTCGATCAGATTCAGACAGTCGCAGACTACGGGTCTAGATATGGATTCAGCAACTGGTTTCCGATTTTCTTTTGCAAAAACTACTCGGCACAGGTCTTGAAAGCGAATATGCGGATTGTTGGTGCTACAGAATTTGCAGTTGTGCTGTATAGAGACAAACTCCCGAAATTTAACAACGGTAGAAAAATCGGTGACGATGGAAAACCTATTCGCGGAACTGGACATATGGTTTTTGACTGGTTCGCATGGGAGCGCGATGGAAAAGACGTTCCCAAAATACACCCGACGCAGAAGCCTGTAAACGTGCTGAAACGGTTGATTGAGATATTCACGGATGAGGGGGATGTAGTGATTGACCCATGCTGTGGGAGCGGATCAACTCTGAGGGCGGCAACAGAACTTGGACGGAGTGCTTTTGGATTTGAAATCGACCGTAATTTTTACAATGCGGCAAAGGAAAAAATGCTACAGTCTGTAGAAACGGCGGAACATGGGAACGAAAATCAAACAAGTTTGTTTTGAAAGAAAGGACTTTTTGAATGAGCCTTGAGAAAGTAACTGACAAACAGGAGAACGAGAGCGGCGGAGTGCAGTCATTCCGCCCTTTCAAAAGCGAATGGCTTCCACCGAAAGCGATGCTGAAGCTATCGCAGGTGCGGTACGAGTCGGACGCGGTTCATCACTATCCAGAGAACAATTACAAACTGATTCCGGCAAAGGAGCATGTAGGCCGCGCTTTGACGCATCTGTTCGCATGGCTCGCCGGAGACGAGACAAATGAGCATTTGGCACATGCGCTTTGCAGAGTTGCATTTGCCGTAGAAATGGAACAGGAGGTGAAGCATGAAAACGGAGATTCTTAAAATCAAGGGAGATTGGGAGGAAGTCGCTTCTGACTGCCGCCTGACCGTTGGCAAGCCGCCGCTTGGGAAAGAACCGAGCGCAGACTTCAAGCGAAAAATCCTGATCGCAGAGCACAGCCCGATTCGGGACATCAATGTGAAGTGGGCATGGCGAGGAATCAAGAGCTGGATTGCAACGCACTGGACGCGGCACAAATGGGAGTGTTTTGTAAAGACACAGCGCTCAGACCGCACGGGGATTGACCGTGACAATCTGCCGCAGGACGCGCCTGTTGACTTCACAGGGGACGCAAATGTACAGGCATTGATTGACACGATGCGAAAGCGTTTGTGTCACCAGTCATCGCCTGAGACGCGGCAGTACGCCGAGGACTTCAAGGCAGCTCTGCACGAGATCGAGCCGGAGATTGCAGACGTCCTTGTTCCAAACTGCGTATATCGAGCTGGCTGCCCGGAGATGAAACCGTGCGGAGAGAGGCGGTGCTTCTTCGACACTATGTTTGTTAAGACTTACGGCGCGGTCGCACTTACTGACATTCGGGACAGATATGATGCCTACAACAAGTTCTTCTACGCGAGCAGAAAGAACGAGGTGGAGTGAATGAGAATGACATTTGTTTGTCACGGGTGCGGAAATACGGTAACGAAAGCCGTAAATGATGACGGCGCGAAGCATAGATATTGCTCGACAGAATGCTACACGGCATACCGCAGAAAGCACGCGAAGAACAAGTACAAGGCATACTGCGGGACGCACGACGCGAAAACATGCAGAAAGGCAAGAATCAGAATCACGAAGGAAATCTTTCTGTACCCGGAGTTCAAGCCGGAGTTCGGCGCGGAGTATGCCGCAGAAAGATACCAATACGGGAAAAACGTAGGATATGTGATTGTGGTAAACGGTCATCGTGTAAATGTGCGCTGGAACGAGTGCGAGGAGGTGTAGCCTTGAGAGCCGTTACGTGGACGCAGAGGCATATATTGATGGCATACGCCCGTTGTAACATGAGCCGCAGGAAAACCGCAGAAGCGTGCTTTCTGAGCCTACAGGACATTGATTATCACCTTCGCATGGTGGAGGTGAAAACAGGGCTGAATCCGCATAACTTCAAAGACCTTGTAAAGCTGATCTTTATGTGCGGCGATGGCGGCATGTTTGAGTTGGATACGCTATGACAGATCGGCAGAAACACTTTTACAAGCTGTATATGTCCGGGTACAGCATGGGGCAGATCGCCAGAAAGTACAGAGTGAATCCTTCAACGGTGTGCCGGACGGTAACACGCGCAGAAAGGAACATACGAAACGCAGAAAGGCTTCTGCTCGAAATGAAAAATTTCATGCCGGAGGACGAAAATGGGAAAAATACTTGCGATTGACCCCGGAAACATCGAGAGCGGTTTTGTTATTGCAGAGTACGACGAGCGCGACATAACGCGAGTGCTCCGCGTCGGGAAACTGGAAAACCACGAGATCATGCAGATCATCGCAGAAAGCGAAAAAATTGACTTTGTGATCGAGATGATCGCGGGGATGGGTATGACCGTTGGCAAGGAAGTCTTTGATACCTGTGTATGGATAGGCCGCTTTTGGGAGCGGGCGCTCACAAGGGATTTCCGGGAAATGCAGTACATATACCGACGGGAAGAAAAGCTGTGCCTTTGCGCGTCTCCGCGTGCGAAGGATGCGAACATCAGGCAGGCGCTTGCCGACCGCTACGCGCCCGGACAGCCGAACTTCGGAAAAGGCACAAAGAAACAACCGGGCTTTTTCTTCGGCTTTTCCGCTGACATGTGGGCGGCTATGGCGGTAGCTGCCACATACTACGACAAATTTGTAAAGGGGATACAGATATGATGGAAGAACTTACAAACGCCGTTGGAGTGCTTGCAGAAATGGCTCTGCTGTTTTACAAAGCTACGATAAACGCGGGAGCAACAGAAGAACAGGCGAACGCCCTGACAACGGCATTCCTGCGAGCGTCCTTGCAGAAAAACGGAAAAAATCGAGAAGAAGAGGATGATAGCGGCTACGAAGAATAATCTTTGGCAATACAGCAGAAAAAGAACCCCGCCCGATGTGGGCGGGGGTTCCTATCTCACAAAGAGTCTTTGCAGAAATGAGCGTTGCTTCCGGTAAAACGCCGTAACCGTTTCGATCTCGTCGCATCCGGTATAAGGGACATCGTACCGCCAAGATCCGGCGGGCGTTTGATAGATGCACTGTCCGTATTGGGGCAGAAGCTCCAAGCCGGGCATATCTAGTATGTTTCGGCTCTGCTGCCGTGTGGCGGTGTGCAGGCCGCAAATGGCGGTAAAGTTTACTTTTACGGCTGTGGGGATGATTGTTGCAAGCGGGCACTGTGTCACCAGTATCACATGCACTCTTGCCGCCCGCCCGATCTGACAAAGGCGCTGGACGGCAGGAAGCGCTTGCTTTTTCATCGTTGTCATGAGGTCGGCGAATTCCTCGATGACAACATATACGTCCGGCCCGCAGAACGTGCGAAGTCTGCGCCGCTGCATCCGCTTATATCGCGCCTCTGTGATTCCAAGAGCATAATCAAGCGCCGCGATGATCTCGCCGCCCTCTGTGGCGTGCCGGAGCGTGTGCGGCATTCCGGCATATTCGTTCAGCTCTGTGCGCTTCGGGTCGATCAGGATCATCTGCTTTTCGTTCGGATGGTGTCGCAGAATGGCGCACACCAGACCATTGAGCAGAACGGATTTACCGGAGCCGGACGCGCCAGCAATCAGAAGATGCGGCTGCTCTAACATGTCCGCGAACAGGGCGGGAACCTGCCCGCCCATGCTTGTAATTTTCATGCCGTTTTCCCTCCGTCGAAGAAATAAGTTCCATTTTCCATGAAACGCCTGTTCCAATAGTCCGCGACCTCTCGCGCCCGCTTTTTCGTCGGGAAGATGTTCGCAGAAATCAGCCCGCCGATGTGATCGAGAACGCTCGCGAGGTTGTCGGACTCGGCACAGCGGATAACATCGGCATAATAGCCGGGGTCGTACTCCGGAGACGGGCGCGGCATAAATACCCGTTCGTTGCGGTCTTGCCGTACCTGTACGGCGATGTAGAAATATGCCATTGATTACGCCTCCATTTCTTTATGGCTATTGAAATATTCACGCTGTGCGGCCATGTATGCGGATTTTTGCATGTCGGTAAAATCGCAGAGGGTGAAAAGCTCGTTTGTGTCGGTGTAGTCTTTTACGCCGTTGCAATTTGCGAAACAGCTGCAAACATCAAAGTCAGCTTGCCAGTTGATGCCGTATTCGTGATTATACATTTCGTGCAGAAACGCGCTTTTCCAGTAGTCGAATGATTCGGCGCTCTTGCGTTCTGCCTCATTCAACGCCCGCAGAAGCTCCGCGCCGTGCTGCACGAAATCGGCATCGTTATAATACGCCATAAATACGGGACTAAAAATCATTCCGGAGGTATCCGGCGCGGGTCCGATATGAAACATTGAAACATGCGGGCGGCGCATTGCATAAAAGTTACACAGAAAATATTCTTTTGCTCTTTTGTCCTCGTAGCTGCTGACGGTGGAAAGTTCCGACGCTGTGAAAAGCATGCCGGTTAACTTCCGGCGGTAAATCTCGCGCAGTTCGTCGCGGCTCTTGCCTCTGTGGTGCAGTTCGTAATCATTCGCGTGGTAGATGTGCTGCCCTTCTGCGCAGACGCAAGCGGAAAAACCGAAATAACCGCCGAAGTCAACGAAATAAACCGTGTGGCCTTTGATCGTCTCGACTGCATCGGCCATGTCGGCCAGATTGGCTTCGCTCATGCTTTCGATGTCCTTGATTGTGTAATTATATGCGTTCATGTGTAGTTCCTCCTAATTTTGATTTACGGGGTGCGGCTGATCGGCTCAACCGCCCAGAAGCCAAGATTCAGCAAGAAACTGAGAATTCACCTGCCCACGCCTGCAAGATCGCGCCGGAGTCGGTGACGGCAGTAACCCAGCCGCTGACGCTTGCCGCCTTGCTGCAGTGAATGATGCAATTGCGCCCCGCGTTGTAGTCGATGCGCAGACCGCCGACGGAAGCGGCGCGGATTTCTTCGGGGGTGTGCCAGATTCCCGAGCAAGTCGGGGAGATGTTAATGGGTAGATTCTGCATAATTTTTACTCCTTCTTAAATCTCGCCCGCGTGATCCGCGGGGCGTTTGGGATCTCTTGTTTACATGCTTATTATATACGTTAACGTTTATAATGTCAACCGCCGCAGAGCAAAAACGTGCACAAATAACCGTTAGCTTTTTGTGCAATTTGCACGTTTACGGTTACGCGCGCGCCATGGTATACTCGGATAAAAGGAGGCGATACCATGCCCGTAAGCGATGCGCACAAGCGAGCTAGTGCCCGCTGGAATGCAAGCCGCGATAACATCATGATCCGCCCCACCATGGACGAGGGGCGCGAGATCAGGGACGCAGCAGCCAAGGCAGGCCAGAGCGTGCAAGCGTACATATTGGAGGCCGTCCGAGAGCGGATGGGCAAAGCACCGGCTACCGATTAACGGCGGCCGGTGTTCTTCTTTCCGCCTGCACGGCGCAAGTGTTGCATGCATGCGTGCAATGATTCCCGCGCACAAGGCAAAAACACTTGCTTTTTTACCCTGAGCAATGTTATGCTTTTGCTAGCAGCAGCGCCGCGAGCTAGCTTGCGCGCAGCAGCAACGCAAAAGCGCAATTTTCATTTTGAGGTGATAGCATGGCAACCGACAAGCTGGCGGCAACCGACAAGCCCGCCGAGATCGCAAAGCCCAAGCGCAAGCGCAACAGGCCCGATCTTGCCAACTTTGGACAAGAGCACATCGAGCCGGGAGACAATGCCCGATATCTGCGCAATGCTATGGTTGCATGGGATCTCCCGCCGATCGATATAAGCGATGCAAGGCAGGTTGAGCATCGCATACAGGAATATTTCGAATTCTGCATCAATCAGGATGCAAAGCCAAGCGTCCCCGGTATGGGATTGTGGCTTGGAGTAGATGCATCAACAGTCGCAAGATGGCGACGAGGCGATTACAGAGAGCAGACACACCGCCAAGTGATTAAAAAGGCCATGCAGGTGCTCGAGATGTTGTGGAATGATTGGATGCAATCCGGCAAGATCAACCCTGCATCTGGTATCTTCATCGGTAAAAACATGTTCGGCTACAAAGATACACAAGATGTTGTGCTTTCTCCGCATAACCTACTAGATGATGGGGCTAGTCCTGATGCAATCGCGGACAAATACCGGGATGCCCTGCCGGATGCGGATGTGCTGCCGGATGATCCGCAAGTCTAACGCAACAAATTATCTATTTTGTTGCGTTCGTTATCTGTGAAAAGTTGCGAAAACAAAGGAAAAACGCTGTAACTTATAACATTATGCAATTATGCAGTGCATAGGGCGTATAATATGCACGCATACGGAGTGCATACCGGAGGGGGAAAGCGCCCGCCGCCACCAGCGCCGGTGAACCCTTTTACCACCGAAAAAGTAAAAAGGCATCCCCATGTTGCCTTGTAATAACGCACTGATAAACGGTTCAGTGTAAGCAGCACAGAAGGGCTGACGCTTTGCGTCGGCTCTTTTTGTTTTGGAGGAGAGGCATGTACGAAGAGACGTTAAGAAGGATAAAGCGTCATATAGAGCTGCACCCAGAGGATAGCACAGCATACGGAGACTATTTCGATGTTGTCAGGGCGATGTGGGAGGAAGACAAGGAAAAGGCGTTCGAGCATAACCTTTGGCTGAGGAATGCGACGGCATTGCAGGTAAGGTATTCGGGAAGCTCGGAGGCGGTATTAAAATTTTACGAAATAAACAAAAAGACGTATTTGCTGGCAGCAAAGGACGATTTCGATTCGTACTGTGTGTACTTGGAGTGGAACAGGGAGAAGGAGAAGCGCTTCTATGTTCCTAGGCGGGCTACACTTAGACCTCTTGTACAAGACTTGCAGGATTTGAACGACGGGAAGTTAGACTTCTTGGGCGTGTCTCTGCCTCCAAGAGTCGGGAAATCGACGCTTTGCATATTCTTCATGACTTGGATTATGGGGAAGCGGCCTTCAGTTGCAAATGTCATGTCAGGCCATTCGGATAAGCTGACAGACGGCTTTTACAGAGAGGCAATGAACATTCTGACGGACACGGAAACGTATCTTTGGTCGGACGTGTTTCCAGGCGTAAAGGTCGTAGACAATTCTGCAAAGAACGAGACGATAGACCTTGAAAGGAAGAAGCGGTTTCCGACGTTTACGGCGCGTTCGGTTGGAGGAACGCTAACGGGCGCGGTCGAAGTCGGCACAGGCGGCTGTCTGTATGTAGACGACTTGATCGAGGACTTGGAGGAGTCTTTGAACCCTGTTAGATTGCAGGCGAAATACGACGCGTATCTCAATCAGCTTAAGGACAGAAAGAAGGACGGAGCCTTCGAGCTGATGGTAGGTACAAGGTGGAACGTAGCAGACCCGCTCGGAAGGATAGAGGAGCAGTATTCCGGAAATCCGAGGTATCGTTTCCGGGTAATTCCTGCCCTTAACGAGAAGGGCGAATCGAACTTTAACTATCAATACGGCCTTGGATTCTCTACGGAGTATTACAAGGACATGAAGGCGAGTATAGACGATGCGACGTGGTGTGCGAAGTATCAAGGCAAGCCGTATGTCAGAGAAGGTCTTTTGTTCCCTGCGGAGTCTCTACGCTATTATAACGGCGTTCTTCCAGACGGTGATTTCTATAAGGTCTCTGTGTGTGACGTTGCGTGGGGCGGCGGTGACAGCCTCGCAATGCCGTTTGCGTATATCGCATCGGACGGGAGTGTGTATATACACGACGTAATCTTCAGCAAGGGAACGAAAGATGTTACACAGCCGATGATCGTCAATCGCACGAAGGAGCACAAGCCCCATAAAGAACGCTTCGAGGCGAATAACGGCGGCGGTGAATATGCTTCCACTGTAGACAGGATGCTCCGGGCAATCGGCGTGAGAACGAATATCACTTCTCAGAGAGCGCCGAACAATCAAAGCAAGCTAGGCCGTATAATTCAGTATTCTCCGGAGATCAAGCGATTCTATTTCGTGGATAAGGAGCATCGAACGCCGGAATACGACGAGTTTATGCGCGAAGTGTGTACCTTCTCCCAAACGGGAAAGAATACGCACGACGACGCGCCGGACAGCCTAGCAATGTTAGCCGACGAACTCTATCACGGCTCCGCTCAGATAGAGATCAAGAAGCGCGTGTTCTAAATTCGTGCACGCATGCGTGCAATGTTGAGAGAAGCAATGTTTCAAATGCAGTAAAATATGCAATGAAATATGCTATTATTGGGTAAAGAAGTTCTGCATCTGCCTTGGTTGCTGTGAGCCATGTTTCTTCCTTTCTGTTTCTTTGGCCGTCGGTTATCCGGCGGCCAAGGCAGGTGCAGAATCCACGGGCCGTTATCTCAAATGGCTAGAGCGACCGTCTCATAAACGGTAATATCTCGGTTCGAGTCCGAGACGGCCCACCAATACGCAGGCGGAAGCTAGATGGTTAAGCTCGAATGGACAGCAATTCGGTTAGCAGGTTCGATTCCTGCCGCCTGCGACAAAAGAGGTATGTTATGCAGTTTGGACGAACAAAAATCAAAACCGACATCGAGCGCGTAGACAGAGGTAATGTCCTTGCGGTGCTTGAGGCGGCAATGAACGACCATATCTCCAACTACGGAGATATTGAGTACCTGTATAATTACTTCAAGGGCAACCAGCCTGTTTTGCAGAGGACAAAGGAAATCCGTCCTGAAATCTGCAACAAGATCGTGGAGAACATCGCGAACGAGATTGTGTCCTTCAAAACGGGGTATCTCCTTGGAGAGCCAATCCAATACGTTAGCCGGTCGGACACGGACACAAGCAAAGAGGTCGGCGAGCTGAACGACATCATGGAGCTGTGCAGCAAGGCATGTGTAGACAACGAGATTGCGGAATGGCTCTATATCTGCGGCATCGGGTACAGGCTCATTCTTCCGAACGATAGCGCAATCAAGGGCAAGGCTGTTCCTGCGCTTTCTGTCGGAGAGAAGCCAGACCTCGGAGACGATGCGCCGTTCTCTGTGCACTGCCTAGACCCGCGCGGCGCGTTTGTTGTCCATTACTCCGGAATCGGGGAAAAGCCAGTTATGGGCGTCAAGTACGTCAGAAAGGACGATTTGACGGTTGTTTATAGCGTTTGGACGGACACGACGTACTTCGAGATCGAGAGCGGAGGCATAAACGGAGTCGGGCGTATCGTAAAGGAGATCCCAAACTCCGTCCGGTATATCCCGATTGTCGAATATGTCTTGAACAATGCTAGACAGGGCGCGTTTGAAATCGTACTCCCGCTTTTGGACGCGATCAACGCGACGCAGAGCGATAGAATCGACGGTGTAGACCAGTTTATACAGTCTCTTATGGTTCTGTATAACGCAGAGATCGACGAGGAAAAGGCGAAGAATCTACGAGACGCAGGGCTTGTTATTCTGAAATCCTTCGGTGAGAACAAGGCCGATATCAAGGTTCTGAACGAACAGCTCAACCAGACACAGACGCAGACCTTGATCGACGATCTTTACCAGAAGGTTCTTGAGATCGTCGGTATGCCGAACAGAAACGGCGGCACAAGCACAAGCGACACGGGAGCGGCGGTCATTGTCCGTGACGGATGGTCAACGGCTGAGGCAAGGGCGAAGTCCGACGAGGCAAACTTCAAGCGTTCCGAAAGAGAATTTCTTAAGATCGCGCTTGCCATCATCAAGAGAACGGTCGGTTTATCTCTTATGCTGAAAGACGTGGATATTAAATTCACGCGGCACAATTACGATAATATTCAAAGCAAGTCTCAGGTGCTTGTTTCCATGCTCAACAACCCGCACATTCACCCTGCACTTGCCTTCGAGCATTGCGGCCTGTTCTCTGACCCGCAATCGGCGTTCAACATGTCGGAGGCTTACTACCAAGAACAGATGCAGAAATGGGAGCCGGAAGAGGTAAGCGACGATGACGACGATTTACAAGAAGCTGGACAAAGAGCTTCCGAAGGTGAAGAACAGCCTACGACGTGAGTTCAACCGCCTGTCTCTGATGGGCTTTGACGAGCTTAACGTGCTGAACACGCGGAAAACGACCGCGCAGATGTACAAACGGCTTTCGGAGAGAAATAAAAAGCTGTATCTGGACAGCGGATACTTTGCGTATCTTTTCGCATTCGGTCAGGCTTCAGCGCTCGGTTTTTCCGGAAAGAGAAGAAAAATTGATGCAAAGTGGGTAGATGCGTACTTGCAGGAATACAATCCAGTTACGCGATACATCTACGAAAACGAGGTTGTTCGACGCAGAATGCGACTGAACGAGTGTATCCTAACAGACCGCGAGTACGACAGCAGAGAGGGATTCCAGCACGATCTGAAACGCTCTGCGGCGTATTGGTGGCAGCAGACAACGCAGTACGGAATCGGCGCTTGCGATGCGGCGATGCGTGATGCGTTCCGAGACAGCGGCGTTCGTCGCGTCCGATGGGTAACGGTGGGTGACAACCGTGTTTGCAAGGAGTGCCGGAAGCGAAACGGCGTTATTTACGACATAGACAAAGTTCCGCCGAAAGCACATTACGGATGCAGGTGCGTATTAGAGCCTGTAAGGGAGTGATACCGTGTTAGAAGAAAAGGTAATAGCTGCCGTCGAAGCGATTTTGAAAAACGGCGGTATCGCCGAGATCAAAAACGAAAAAGCCGGTATCGTTGTCGTTGAGGTTTCGCGGAAGGTGAAGCACAGACCTGACAAATAACTGAATATCGGCCTATCGGTAAACTGATGACCGATGGAAGCGGCAAGGCATGGCCGACGAGAGGGTATTTCCTTCTTGTCGGCCATTTTTTGTTTAGCTCAGAGAAGAGCCTAAAACCCAAACGCTGGGAGATCAGCGAAAAAAGCCCAAAAAGAATAGGCAGAGAAGCCTTAAATCCCAAAGGAGAATGAATTATGAAAATCGACACCAGCAAAATCCCCAATTTCGACGCGCTCCCGAAAGAGGCCAGAGACGCCATTTCGGGGATGGACTTCGCAGACCCGGTAGACATGTCGAAGTATGTCGAAAAGTCCGTGTTCGACCGCAAGGCATCCGAGGCTGCTGAGTTGTCAAAGCAGCTCAAGTCGAAGATGACGGAGGACGAAGCGGCGGCGGCAGAGCGAGCGGCAAACGAGAAAAAGATCATGGAGGAGCTTGAACGGCTCAGAAAAGAGAAGGTCGTTGCCGACTACAAGGCAAGATTCCTCGGCCTTGGCTATGCGGAACAGCTCGCGACCGAAACAGCGGAAGCGCTTGCAGACGGAAAGATGGATGTTGTCTTTACGAATCAGCAGAAGCACAACGAAGCGCTTAAAGCGGCTGCTGACGCAGAGAATCTTGCTGGGGGCGAGAAGCCTCCCGCCGGGAAGGATGCCGGTGTGACCATCGATAGCCTGCGCAAGATGAGCGTGGCAGAACGATACGAGTTCTCGCAGAAGAACCCGGAACAGTACGAAAAACTTTACGGAGGTAATTAAATTATGCCGAACAAACCTTACAGCAATTTCTTCCTCTCGAATGAGGTTGAAGATCAGTACAATTCCCACCTCGATCTCCAGCAGTTTTGCACGGTAGACAACACTCTGACCGGCGTTGCTGGCATGATTCGCAAGATCAACCGCTATTCTGCGACTGCCGGCACGGAAAAGCTTAAGAAGGGCGAGGGCAACACGAAGACCATCGAGGTCAGCTATGTGCCGAAGGACTACGAAATCAAGCTGGCGCAGAACCGCTTCAAGTATTTTGACGAGGACGCAATGGAAGACCCGATGATCGTCCCCGTCGGTATGCGCCGCGCCGGTTCCGACATGTTCAACACCGTCAACGACGATGTTTACGGCGAGTTCGCGAAGGCAACCATCGTTGTTCCCGTCGTGAAACTGAATTTCGATGCTTTCGCAGACGCACAGGCGATGCTTAACCTCGAAAACCTCGAAGGAACGAGCATCTTTGCATTTGTCAGCCCGTCTGACGTTGCGGAGCTGCGGAAGGAACTCAAGGACACGCTCCAGTATGTCGAGGCGTTCGCTAGAAGCGGCTACGTCGGCACGGTTGCCGGGGTGAACGTCTTTACCAAGAAGGACGCAACGAGCGGTTCTGTGTACATGGCGACGAAGGAAGCGGTCACGCTGTTTAACAAGAAGGGCGTGGAGATCGAGCAGAACACCGCGAACACCCGTTCCGAGGAAGCGGCGAACAAGCGCGAGAATACCATCTTCTCCCGCAAGTATTACCTTGCCGCCCTCACCGACGAGACCAAGGACGTGAAGATTTTCAAGGGCACGGCGACCGCATCGCAGGATACGTCCGTAAACAGCGGCAAGACCTACTACGCGAAGTCCGGCGTCGGCTATGTTGCCGTTACGCCTGCGTCCGGTGACAGCCCCAAGGAAAAGGGCTGGTACACCATCGCTTGATGACAGGGGGTGCGCATCGTGACGTTTGACGAAAAAATCAGAACGGTTGAACTTCTTTTGGGCGAGAGCGCGGAAGACGAGCTGATCGGTGCGTACCTGACTATGGCCGAAAGCGAAATCCTGTCATGGTCTGGTGCTGAGAGTGTTTCCCCAAACTACGATACAGTTCAGATCATGGCAGTGATCGCCGGATACAACCTGATCGGCACGGAGAACCAGACATCCCACAGCGAGAACGGCATTTCCAGAGTGTTCAAGCATTCTGACATGGTGGCATACATCCGAAACAACGTCTGCGCAAAGGTGGTGGCGTATTGAGATCACTGAGACGCAACAAAAGGACGTTCTGGTACGCAAACCTTGTCGGCGGCGAGGAAATCCTTTCCGGTGGGAAGCGAACCGGCCAGTATGTGACGCGATACGGGAATCCGGTCAAGGCGATGGAGAACGTTTCCGCTGCACGCGGTTCGTTGGATGACGAGCATTTCGGAATCAACGCTGACTATGACAGGACGATAACGAGCTGTGACCGGAATCTCGGCATAGACGAGGCGTCGGTTCTGTGGATTGAGAAAGCGCCGGAAATCGCTTCTGACGGCTCGACAGATACGCCGTGGGACTATGTTGTTGCAAAAATCGCACGGTCTATCAACAGCACTACCATTGCAATCAAGAAGGTGTCTGTGTCGTGAAGAAAATAACGGTAGAGCTGAACGCCGTATCCATAAACAGGGCGATTCGAGAGATAAAGAAGCTGGACGCGGAGTGGGACAGGAAAATTGACGAAGTGATTCGTAGGCTTGCGACGTTGGGCGCTACAAAGGCTTCACTAGGCTTTTCCCGCGCCATATATACGGGAGAAAAAGACGTTTCCATATCGGTCGAGCCGATAGAAAACGGATATTCCATCATTGCGTCCGGTGAATCTGTTCTGTTTATCGAGTTCGGTTCCGGCGTCACATACGGCTATGGACATCCTGACCCAATGGGATACGGCCCCGGCACATACCCCGGAAAGGGACACTGGGATGACCCGAACGGATGGTATCTTCCGAAAAGCAAGGGCGGCTTGCACACATACGGCAATCCGCCGTCCGCGACAATGTATCAGACCGGGAAAGAACTACAGCAGGAGATTTTGCGAATAGCGCGGGGGGTGTTCACAGGTGGTTCCTGACATTGAGACAGATGTGTTCGATGCTGTTGCATCGGCGCTTTCTGCGAAATTCGGTGACATTTTCATAACTGGCGAATATGTCCACGCGCCTGAATCCTTCCCTGCTGTCAGCATTATCGAAGAAGACAACTCTGCTTTTTTGCCAGCTTTAGATTCAGAAGGTTCACACCATTCTCAGCTCATGTATGAGGTGAATGTGTACAGCAATCTCAAGAGCGGGAGAAAAACGCAAGCAAAAGAAATCATGCAGGAGATCGACGAGAAAATGTCAGAGCTTGGTTTTGTTCGATTGAGCAGGAAGCCAATGACATTACCGAACGCAGAAACATCCATCTACAGGATGAACGCACGGTATCGGACGGTCGTAGACGAAAATAAACGACTTTTAAGGAGGTAGCCATATGGCAATCGAGCTTAGCACGGCTGGCATTCTGCTTGGCTATGGTGTTGAACAGACCGCCGGTACAAAGCCGTCGACGTTCAATCAGGTCAAGGGCGCGAAGAGCCTGCCGGACATGAACCCCGAACCTTCCACGCTGGAAACGACCCCGCTCGAAGCGTTGGAGTGGAAAACGTATATCGACGGTCTGAAAGACCCCGGCGGCGCACTGGCTGTCCTGTTCAACATGACCGAGGAACTTCAGACTACATGGGACGCGCTGTACGAGGAGTACAAGACCGCCGCAGCGTCCGGAAAGAAAATGTGGTGGGAGTTCTACATTCCCGGCCTGACGAAAGCATTTTTCTTCACCGGCAACCCGTCCCCGCTCGGCTTTGCAGGCGCGGAAGTGGACAGCGTGCTTGAAAACAGCGCGTATATTACGCCGACCGGCAATATCGGTTGGGATACAGCAGTAAAGCCCGTTGCGGCTTAAATTATCGGAGGAATGAGTATGCAGAAGGAAATCGTAATCAACGGTAAGATGTACCCGACGAAGGAAATCACCTTCAACACGGTATGCCAGTTTGAGGACATGGGAATCCCAATGTCCGAGATCGAGGCCAAGTCCATCATGTTTGTACGCGCTTATGCGGCTATGTGCATGGGCAAGAAAGCAGATCAGGCAGGCGAGGAGATCGAGAAGCACATCATGAACGGCGGCAGCATGGAAGACCTTGCAGAGGTTTTGCGTCAGGCCGTCGAAGAAAGCGGTTTTTTTCAGGCTCTGTCCAAGAGAGCGGAAGCGACGGACAGCGAGAGCCAGACGGAAACTGCGTAAAAAAACACTACGCATCCTTTCGTGAGGAATGCATTGAGACGTATCTTCCGCAATGTCTCATGATCGGAATCAGCGAGGAGGGATTCTGGAATATGAATCCCTCCAAGATGAAGCCTTATATTGAAGCAGACAGATTACGTCTTGAGAGCAAAAATTATGAATTGTGGCTCCAAGGCGTTTATTTTTTCGATGCTATTTCTATCGCGCTGACAAATGCTTTCGCGGCAAAAGGCAAAAAGCCTGTCGAGTATCCGAACAAGCCCCGGAAGATTACGCCGGATACGCCCGAGGAGCGGGAAGCGCGGGCAAAGCGCGAGAGGGAAAAGGCAATCGCATTCTTCAAGAATATGGAACGAAATTTCAAAAAGAAAAGTGGTGGTATAAGTGGCGACAGTTGAAACACTGGAAATTGAGATCAAGAAAAACGCATCTGATGCGTCCACGGGCATACAGGGCCTTATTTCTACGCTGACGCAGTTGAAGCAGGCCGCGTCCGGTGGGGCCGGGCTGACTGCTGCTGTTAAGCAGATAAAGAGCTTGGGCGCGAGTATCAACCAAATCACAGGTGCGAACAGTGGGCTTTCGACTACGCTCGGCACTTTGCAGAATATCGCCAATATCGATTTCTCGAATCTCAGGGATGCCGCGCGGGACATACAGTCCATCGGGCGCGCTAGTGCTACAAGACGGCCCGCGCCGACGGAATCTCCCACTCAGACAATGCCAACATCCCCGGCAAGCACAACGGACGTTGCATCGGTAACAGAAGCAATTGAAAGTGCCGGAGACGCTTCAAAAACATCTGTATCAGATTTTAAAGCATTTTCGGCTGGGATGCATAGCGCGGTAATAAGCGTTGCAAAAAAGGCGGTTTCTCCGCTTACAAACCTTGCACGCGGATTTGTGAACATTGGAAAATCCATAGGCAGAATTGCAATGTACCGAATGGTACGGGCGGCCATCAAAGGTATCTCCACGGCGGCAAAGGAGGGTGTAAATAACCTTGTCAGATACAGCGCTGCGCTGAACAGCACAGATGCCGCATCGGCCAATGCAACGATGTCAGAGTATGCGACCACGCTTTTACAGGTCAAGAACTCGGTCGGCGCGGCGATCATGCCCGTACTTACCGCACTGCTTCCGCTTATCAATACGATAGCAAGCGCATTTATTACGGCTGCAAATGCAATCAACATGTTCTTTCAGGCACTTCAAGGAAAGACTACGTTCACAAAAGCAAAAAAAAGCACGGTTGATTATGCAAAAAGCCTGAATAGCGCGGCTGGCGCGGCAAAGGAACTGCAAAGAACAATCCTCGGCTTTGACGAGATCAACAAACTGAACGACGAGAACAAGGGAGGCGGTGGCGGCGCTTCCGGCGCGAACTACTCGAATATGTTCGAGGAATCCGAAATAAGCGAAAAGGCAAAGAAAATTGCGGAGTGGACGTCAAAAATCATTTCCAAAATTGACGAGTTCCTGAACACTGTATATGGAAAGCTCACTGTGGCACTCGGGCTTTTCGTCATAGGTGCAATTCTGGCATTCTCCGGTGCAAACATTCCACTTGGTCTTGGCCTTATGGCGGCTGGTGCGTACATGTTTGCAACTGAAATAGCCCTTAAATGGGGCGAAATCACGGATGAAGTCAAAGACGTAATAATGAAAATTATGTTGATTGTCGGCTCAGCCGTGATCGTGATTGGCGTTATCCTCGCGTTCTCCGGTGCGAATATCCCGCTTGGAATCGGCCTTATTTTGGCGGGCGCTGCGATTCTCGGGGCCGCTATAAAGCTCGATTGGGATGCAGTAAGAAAACAACTGCAAGGCCCGCTCGGGAAGATAATGGCTGCTGTTTCTGCTGCCGTTCTTGTTTTAGGCGCAGTACTTACATTCTCCGGCGCAAACATTCCTCTTGGAATTGGTCTAATGATTGTCGGCGCGGCTGGTCTGGCAAGCGTTGTTGCAATCAACTGGGACACGATCAGAGAGGCATTGCAAGGAGAATTTGGGAAAATTCTTGCCATTGTTTCAGCCGGATTGATTGTTGTTGGCATTGTGCTGGTGTTTACAGGTGTAGCGCTTCCGCTAGGAATCGGTTTGATCATTGCTGGCGCGGCTGGTTTAGCTACGACTGCGGCTGTCAATTGGGATTCTATTACTAGCTGGATTTCAAATACATGGAATAAAATCAAAAGTTTTGCAAGCACGCCACTCGGGAAACTCGCAATCGGTGTTGTCTTAACATTCACCGGACACACGGCAATCGGAGTTGCCATGATGAATGCTGGCTGCCTATCTTTTTTCAAGTCGGAAGCTCCAAACTTTGATAATACTTTCCAACCGATTAAGGACGCATGGAGCAGCGTTAAAAACTGGTGGAGCACAAACGTTCAGCCAACGATTGACCGATGGAAGAATGCCATCACTGGAATTTTCTCTGGCGGAAGCTCTGCGAAGACTGTAACTCCGAACTGGCATAATAACAACGGTGGTGGGCAAGTCGGGAAATTTGCATCCGGCGGTTTCGTGACATCCGGCCAACTGTTCTATGCGCGTGAATCCGGCCCCGAACTTGTCGGCTCCATTGGCGGACGTACCGCTGTAGCGAATAACGACCAGATCGTAGAGGCCGTGTCAAATGGTGTTTACCGTGCAATCGCACCTTTGATGTCGGGTATGCGTAACGGAGATACGCACATTTATCTTGACGGAAAGGAAATCACGGCAGGTCAGAACCGCAGAAACCGCATGTACGGCGCGGCTCTGTCCGGCGTGTAAGGAGGCCGTATGAAAGTAAAGATAAATGGTTTGGACATAACCGATTACATTGCATTCGGCGGCTTTAAGTGGACGAGAAACGACGTTGACTCGCCTGACACCGGGCGTATGCTCGACGGTGTTATGGAGCGCACCCGCGTTGCAACAAAGGTCAGAATTGACATTACATGCCGCCCGCTTCTTCTTTCCGAAGCGTCTGAGCTGCTAACTGCGATCATGCCGGTTTTTGTGCAGGTCGAGTATACAGACCCGCAGGAAGGGCGCGTTGTAACGAAAACAATGTACTCTAACAACAACCCGGCATCTTTCTGTATGAAGAAGCCGGACGGACGCGAGTTTTGGAACGGGATTGCGTTCCCTCTTGTTGAAAAGTAGGTGATTCTATGCAGACAGTCCCGAGTAATTGGAACGACGTTTTCAATCTCGACCACAGAACCGAGTTCAAGGCGGTTATAAACGGCGTTACATACACCTACGGCTCTATCAAATCCGCACAGATCACAAAGTCCATGATGGACAAGCTGACCATTGGTCAGGCAGCGTCTGCAATGCTCGACATGGTGTTTAGACCGCAGGGGGCGATTCCCCCTGCGGCAAAGATAGAGTGCTATGTCAGACTGACGAATTATGACCCTACGACGGTCATCACTGACGAGGCATCAAATGTCATTAAAACAGATGATGGCTTTGTACTCGCCTCAACATACTCTGTCTGTACAGACTGGATTCCGTTTGGCACATTCTTTATCGACACGAGGGAAATCGCGGCAAACGGTCTTATGACCATCACGGCATACGACAAAATGCTTACAGCGGAGCAGGACTTCCCTTCTTCCGCTGGCTCTATGACCATGAGTAATGCTGTGTCGTACATAGCAAACGCTATTGGCATTCAGGTCGATAGCCGAAACCAGATAGCCCCGTACAGCATTGACAGCCCTGTTGGGCTTTACACGATGCGCGAGGTGCTTTGCGGGATTGCGGCGGCATCCGGCGGCAACTTCGTTATTACCGAAAATAACAAGCTCCGGCTTATCCGAATCACTTCTCCGTCAACGGTCGAGAAAACGCGCGTCGCGTCTCTTGACATTCTTTCCGATGTTCAGGCCATCGGGAAGGTCACGCTGTATCCAGACGGGAACACACAGTACAGCTCCGGAACATCCGGATACGAAATTCAAGCGGACTGCATCTATGCTACGCAGGACATTTGCAATTATGTAAAAGGCATTCTGAACGGCGTGCGATACCTGCCATACAGCGCTGGGACGGCATTCATAAACCCTGCACTGGAACTTGGAGATAGCGTCAGCCCGAACGGGAATCCCGCCATTTTAGCCTCTGCTGTCTTTACAATCGGCGTTTCCATGGGTGCGAACATTGAAGCACCGATTGATATGGAGGTAAACCACGAATATCCGTATCAGTCTAGGACGCGAGAGGAACGCCGCCTTGCCACAAGTCAGAGCCGCATTGAAAAGACCACCGAACAAATCCGTCTCTCCGTAGAAGGCAAGGCCGACGCAGCGGACGTTCAGGCCGCGATAGACCTGAATCTAAATAACCTCAGTCTTTCCTATACCGCAGGCGAGAACGGCGCATCTATCACGCTGTCGAAGGACGGCGTATCCATCACTGGCGACGTGAAAATCGGCTCTATCGATGCGGATAAAATCGCCGTAAAGAACATAAACGCGGACGAGATCACGGTAGGTTCTCTTTATGGTATCGACATTGTAGGCTGCAACATCTACGCGCAGGAGTCGAGAAAAGAGTATGCGAAGATCACTGCGACTGGTCTTGAGGTCTACACGGACAACACCTTCAAAATGGGACTCGCGGTAATCAATGATTCGCCTACCTTGGAACTAGGTAATACGACGCCGGGAATCGTGCAGAAGGTCTTTGAGGAATCCGCGCACAGACTTTGGATAGGCGACCGGAACTGGCGTGACGGATTCTTAATTGACTTTACGAATCACACGATCAAGAAATTTAAGAACGGAACAGGGACGGTAATATGAGCGAAAAACTGAAATCCCTTGTCGCGATCAAGGAAACGTTGAATAAAATCCGCGTTTCAGGGCGCGACGATTGCTACGCCGTTGTGGCAATCAATAACGAGCTGGACAAGCTCATTTCCGCTGAGAAAGAGGTGATAGACAATGGCTGATGTGTACAAGAAAATATCCGACTTCAACGTTGCTTCCAGTTTTGGTGATAATGACCTCCTTCTTGTTTCGCAGACTGGAATAACGAAGGTCATTCGAGGCTCGACGCTGAAAGAACTTGCGCGAGCGGCAGGTGTGGAAGCGGCGAAAATCAACAATGCTACGGTCAATGCCGCCGGGCATCTGATTCTGCATACGACGAGCGGAGCAAATATTGATGCTGGCAAAGTCACGGGAAATGACGGCGTATCCGTCACAGGCGCGTCTATCGATTCGCAGTATCATTTGATTCTCAGCTTTTCGGACGGCACGACAAAGGATGCGGGATACTGCCGGGGCGCTTCCGGAGCTGGCACGGGTGATATGCTTTCTTCCGATTACGACGCAGACCATGCCATCAAGGGCGCAGGCGGCATCGCGGCTTATACCACCCCGAAAGCGTTTGACATTGTTTTAAGCACTGGTGGCTGGTCGAACAAACAGCAGACTGTTTCGAACAGCCTGTTTTTGAACACTGGCTATAAGTACATTGTCGCGCCGACGTGGGGGAATGCAGACGCGTACAGCAAGTCGAAAATCAAGGCAAAGGACGTTACGGTTAACGGCTCGATGACGTTTGTATGCGATACCGTGCCGACAACGAATTTGTCTGTGCAGGTCTTGAGAGTGAGGGTGCAGTAATGGCGAATGTTATCAACATGGTCGGCGGCGGCGCTCCGACCTTGCAGGAGAAAACAGTTTCCCCGTCTGGTTCTCAGCAGGTCGTTACGCCGGACGCAGGGAATGACGGACTCAGCAAAGTAACCGTGAACGCCGCGCTTCTGCAAAGCAAGACTGTTACACCGAATTCGACCCAGCAGACTGTTTACGCAGATAGCCAATACTATGGTCTTTATAGCGTGATCGTAAACCCTGCAGGCGGCAAGAAAGCAATCGTGAAAAGCGTTTACCCACAAACAGAAAGGACGTTTGACATATTAGACACGGATAACGTTGGACTCCAACACGTGGAAAGCGTCACGATTTCCGCAAGAAACACAAGCGAAATCCCAGAAAACTATTGCGCGATTTTTGCGTGGGACAACGATAGAACTGACGCCGCAGCGGTTGTCGGAACGAATACACCGAAGTGGGATATATCTCGCGTTGGAGTTCCGATTGCCAACATCAGTGGAAATCACATTATTATAGGTTTCAACAACATCTTGTTTGAGGATACCGCACTATACACAGTTATAATCACAGGGACATAAGGCGGTGAAAAAATGATTGAAATGAAAGCAACACATCGTGCACCTATCAAGCTGGGGCACACGGGAGAAAACGAGGCTGTTCGCGTAGCGTTCTCTCTGCTTCCATTTAAGGAGACCTTCCCTGACGGCGTTCCTTCGCTTCTGGCGCGTCGAAAGGGTGACGCCTCCGCGTATCCCGTTCCGCTTACAATCGAGGCTGACACGGCGTACTGGGCTGTCACACGCGCAGATACGGAGAAAGCAGGCATCGGGCAGTGCGAATTGCAGTGGATTGTCGGGAATACGCTTGCAAAATCCGACAAGTTTGACTTCTTCGTCGCAAAAGCGCTTGAGGCTGGTGCGGAAGCGCCCGACGCGCCGAGTAAGGCATGGTTTGAGGCGATTCAGGCTCAAATCGGCGACCTGTCGAAGCTGACTACCAAGGCGAAGGAGAATCTTGTTGCCGCGATCAACGAAGCAGCTCGCACGGGCGGCGGCTCTGGCGGCGGCACGGTTGAAATGCGGGTGTCCGGCGGGTACATCCAGTATTCCAACGACGGCGTGTCGTGGGAAAACCTGATTGCGGTTTCCGAACTCAAGGGCGAGGCTGGCCCGCAGGGTATCCCCGGCGCGGACGGCGCACAAGGCCCCAAGGGTGATCCCGGCCCGCAGGGCATTCCCGGTGAAAAAGGCGAGGCAGGCCCACAAGGCCCGCGCGGAGAAACGGGGCCTCAAGGCGAAAGAGGCTTGAAAGGTGACGCTGGCCCGCAGGGTGTTCCGGGCGAAAAGGGCGCGGACGGAGCAGCCGGTAAAGACGGCTACAGCCCGGAGGCGACTGTCACGCAGATCAATGGCGGCGCGAAGATCATCATTAAGGACAGAAACGGCACGACATCCGCAAACGTGATGAACGGAGCACAAGGCCCGAAGGGCGACAGCTACACGCTGACGACTGCGGACAAGTCGGAGATCGCAGAGGCAGTTGTTGCAGGCGGCGTACAGGCGGAGCTTGGCGACGAGCCTGTATCCCTCGGTATTACCGGCGCAACGCCCGGCCAAATCGCCAAAATCACGGCGGTTGACGCGCAGGGCAAGCCGACCGCGTGGGAGCCGGTGGATATGGCGTGGGGCGAAAAGCCATGGAGAAAGGTTATCGACGCAGAAGTCACAGAACCCACTGGTGCGTTTATTGCGGACAACTTAAATGGCGCAACGGAATTGCATGTTAGATGGAGCGGCTTGCAGAACAATTCTGATACCGACTCAGGGCTAAATATCAGCGTGAATGGAACTGTTATTGGCGAATTTGGCGTTTCAGCCCCTGTGCAAAAAAAAGGCAAAACTATCTACGGATGGACTCACTTTAAATTTGACGGCTTGTTCTGGCTGGTGCTTCGATCAAACGGGTCGATTCTTTCGAGTAATAAGGCGACCTCTATGGCGAATACCGTTTACAATATTGAAGAAAATGTCGGAGCAGCCGATACTGTAAGACTCGGCGGGCCTACGCCAACGTATTTCCCGATTTCTGGAAAATTGGAGGTGTGGGCAAGATGAAAATCTACGAAAACGGCATTTACCGTGATATGACTCCCGAAGAAATCGCGGAGCTTGAAAAGCTGGCGGCTGAAGTGCCTGCGCCTGAACCATCGCCCGAGGAACGCATTGCCGCGCTGGAACAGGATAACGCGGAGCTGCGTGAGGCAATCGAGGCACTGATAACGGGGGTGACGGCATGAGCGAGCTGAGAGAGCGCGTTATCGCGTACAACGCGGAAATCAAAAACGCGCTGCAAACCATCGTGGATGCGCTGAATCAGGGACAGCGGAAGAAGCTGCTTAGAAATGCGGCTGTTGCCGCGATGCTCAAGCGATATGGCGTGGAGGTGGGCGATGCTTAAAACGGTTTATAAGGATGGCAAGCCGCTTGTGGTTGGCGGCAAGGTCGTGCGTGTGGAAATCGCCGCCGCAGAAGGCATACAGCACGCGGAGATTCCGGACTATGTGAAGGCGGAGGCGCTTTCGGTGGCGGAGAAGGTCAGGCGTGTATTGAAAGACGACAGCATTGTATTTGCGGCGGTCTCCGACTTTCACCACGCCGGGCCGCAGACAGACGGCTGGCAGACGAACATCAACGCCGGAAATCTGCACGCCTGTATGGCGCTCAAGGTGTTGGCGTACAGTCTGCCGAGGCTCGATTTTGCATGTATGCTCGGCGATGTGACGTTCGGAAACGCAAAGACCACGACCGAACTGATGCAGGCACAGTTTGACGAGATCAACGGCTGGCTCGGTGAGGCATGGCGCGATGTGCCGCAGTTCCGAACGGTCGGAAACCACGACACC